CCGGCTTCGTCAAGATAGTGTAGCAACTCCTCCCAGTCCTGAGGACTTAACCTGTATCGGCGCAACATCTCAGAGTCATCGATCTCATAGGGTTCCCCTCCCTTTAAGACCTTATACTCGAGGAGCTTCTCGACACGTGTCCTCGCGACCATAACCGCCGCCATCTCACCCTTCTGTGGCTTCAAGGTGAACGTTCTCTGCAATCGGTGCAAGAAACTGTGGTTTCCGAAGTGGACCAATCCTCGTACTACCTCACAATTCCAGATGAAGGCTCTTCTCTCCAAACCCATGACGCGCGTTCCAGGGAGGTCACCAAAACAGGATCCCATCAACCTCATTATCACGCCAACGTTGGTAATTGCCCTCACCACACCTTTCGTGTCGAACACCGGGGAATGCTTAAGAAACTGGAGATCATGCATTGTTTCACACAGATCAACAGTAACGATGTAGCCCGCATCCTCGGCGGCAAGGGGTATCAGAGCGGCACACTGTTGTTTGGTTAGTGCGTATGGGCGCTCTGGCTCCAGGTCATACGGCTTCAGCTTCTCCAGTATCGCTGCATAGATCAGGAGGTTCGCAATGTTGTTGATCAGCGTTGTTAACACCGACCCACTGTACAAGACTGGCTGCGCAGGCTTAAGCTTGGCGCTCATTTTCTTGTACGTATAACTCCTAATCTTGAGTTTCAACTGGCACTGTCTAATCGCTTTTTCAATGTACATTTCGAAGGGTGTCCCCTTCACTAGCTTTCTTAAAATCTCGAATGGTTGCTCAGTGTGTGACGAGTCACACGAGACTATATCAAGATTCGCCAGGAGGATTCCATCGAGGCATCGGATGGCAATGCAGGAATCGTCAGAAAAGTACTTGAAGCAGATCTTAGTTACCGTTATGAGGTCTCTGAAGACTCTGGCAAGAATGTGTGGATCCGGGGAAGGGACAAACTCAGCACCATTTGTGTGCGAGAAAGTGTCCTTCAACCATGAGATTACGGCACCAGCACAAAAGCTGGAG